TGGGATTCGGTTTACCGAGAGCCTGAAAAGACTTCGGCTTCCACTGAGTGATCGTAAAAGGCGAGCTCACAGAATGGACGGAAACGCCCGTCTGTGTGCCACCAAGTGCGGTCACAGCCCACTGAACCGCGTTAACATCAGGTGCCTTATCGGCAGTGATGGTGTACGTCGGAGCAGTAAAGCCAGTTTGCGCCGTGCCCGTAACAGGCGTAGTCAAAGCGAAGGTCATTCTTTGTATCCTTTTAAAGAGGAGACGCTACTTAGGAAGACCCCGAGTAGCTGAGTGTTTCGAAGAGATTAAGGCAAGCATGTTAACCCATTGCAACTCCTTCGGTATTCTGAGGGAGAAGCTAGGGGTAGCAGGCAGGCCTGTCTGCTTACGATCCACGGTTGTACGACTTATCCACGAAGCGCCATAGTGTCCACTCGCAGTACCGAAGATGAGACCGTTGTCGACCACCGCAGATTTGATCGCGGCTACATCCATGTCACAATTGACATAGGTGAGGCGACGGCCCCAGTTCGTTCTGTTAGTCCACACTACATCGCTAGTGCGCGTGGTCATCGCTTCCAAAACAGCTCCAGTGTTGGTGAAATAATCAACAATGAAGCTATAAGGAATCAACTCCCACGCCGTGGCCACGAATCCTTCTAGATTGAACCCAAGCAATTGCTTGAGACGATCTATGGAGGAGACGTTAGCACCAGTGCCCAAGGATGAACGTATAGCACTTCTCAAGATGACCCGTCTGGAATCACTATGAAGGATTGTTATCCTTAATTTGTGATATCCCGGAAAGGAATCAGGATAGATCGAAGTACTAGACGCCTCTGACAGTCCCGATGCCTTAATGTGAGATAAGTTATGTTCCTCATCTCCCACAAAGCGCCGAACTACGTCCAGTCCCGCTTGAAAGTCGTTCACAAGCGGTTTCCAGCCGTAAACTGTTTCGAGCCAAGAGTCCGAAATCGCGCGTTGATATTCGCGCAGCATCTTCTTTCTGGTTCTGGTATTATACTGGCCCTTCATGAGCGATTTGACTCGCCCAATTCGGTCCAGATGTTTACCAGTAAGCATACTTAAGGATGCTAACGGCCTCTTGATCATACGTATCGACTCGCGCAACTCGCCTAAGAAGGTAGGACCACTCATGGTTTCATAAGTGGCCTTTACTTTCTTGTGCCAAGCTACGCTAGCCTTTACGTAGGCTTCGTCCAAAGGAGCCAGGTTTATCCCACTCGGAACACGATCACTTACGTGAAAGTATCCGCGGAAGTAATCACGGCAAGAGTACATAGTCCCAGAGAAATTATAGGACATAGTGTACCCTGCATCACCTGACCTCAGAGCGTGAAACTCGTATTTTACACCTTCCAGTGTGGTGGTTGCATCTTTACCCTCACGGATAAGACGCTGCCACTCTGGCAGAGACTCACCTGACCTTGTAGAGGTCATGTTAAACGGCGCGCCGAGCGGACCATAAGCAAATGATCCAAACCACGCGTCGCCTTCTCGACCATAGAAATGCTTATGCTCGAAAAGGAGGCTCTGTTTTTTAGTGTACATACGAAGGCTCCGGTTTAGACTTGGTAGTGATACC